GCACAACCTTCAAACATAGGTTTCTCATTAAATTCTTGAGGTGTCAATGGTCTTTCCCAATCTCTAAGTTCTATATTCTTTTCTTCTTTATACCAATCTCTTATTAAACTCCAACAATCAGTTATACCCCAAACCCATTGTCTTCCATAAATTGGAGGTTTATATCCTGATGGTTCAAGATACGCCCATTCTTCTGTTTGCGGATTAACAATATACCAAGGTAAATTACTATCTTCACAACTAACTTTGTCTGCTTGACTAGGCGTTGGAGGTGTTACTGGATGAGAATGAAAAATAGCAACAATATCACCAATATTATCTGCCTTTAAATAATCTTCTGGATCAAGAATAAAACATTGATGATCTGTTATGGCTAAATTACGACAAGGAAAATATCTCTCTTTTCCTTTGACATTTATTAATAAACCAACAGCTTCTTTTGGGTCTTGCTCTTTTGCATGAGCCAATGCATTTTGTTTCCAATTCATGCTACAAAAGTACCTATTGATGGGAACTCAGCCCTAGTACATTGTCGCTTAGGGCAAGTGACTCCAACAAGATCTAGCACAGAAGCAAGTTCAAATTCAACAACCTCTCTATTTTCTGTAGCTTTACGATCTATAGAATATATTTCTTGTGGAAATTCCGCATTAGGATCTGGAGTTCCAAATGGATTAGTATTTCCTGTAAAATTTACTGCATCAATAAATTTAGCTAAAGTCCTTATTCTGGTAACTTTTGCACCAGTAAGATCATTCCCGACAGTTGTTTCATTAACTGTTAAAAGTATTGCAGACAATGTTCCTAATGCATTACTTACAATTAACTTTGGACGCGGTATCTGTCCATTTTGAAAAGCAAAACCAGTTATTTGTATAGGAAATCTTAGATAAGAATTACCAGCCCAAACTATTTCACCATTTGCATTTAAATTACTACCAGAATGAAATCTATAAACTGTTGTTGCTCCATGCAAAGTTGACGACAATTGCAAAGTATACAATTCAATTATCGTACTAGGATTTATTTTTTGTAAATCAGTAAAAATTGCTGTATTAACTGTCATTATGATACTGGTTCAAAAACTTGGGTAAATGTTGCCTGTATAGTTGCTCTGTTTGGAAAATCTATGCTTTTACTCCAATCAGTACATTTAAATTCCATAGCACTTGATTCATTTGGTGGAGTGTATGTAAAACTATCATTATCTGAAGCCCTTGCATCTAAAAAAGTTTCTATTGTATCTGACTCTGTTTCAGTTATATTTTTCCAAACTAAATTAAATACTTTTGGATTTTGATTTAGTCCAAAGGTTAAACGATGCTCATAACCATCACCAAACTTAACTGTTCTTATGTTTGGCTTTGATATTTTTCTAACTGGAAAACTTGGTTCAATACTTGGAAAAGTTGCCATTATGCAAGAATACCTCCCGGTCTTTTTTGTTCAAGTAGTTCTGATTGTATAGCTGCTGCTATAACTTCTCCAAGCTGACGGCTACCATTCTCATCACCCTCAACAGAACTACTAGAAGCATCGACATTTACAGTTATATTACCAGCGCCACCGCCCTGTGCAATAACACCTAACTTACCACCACGACCACGTTTCAACGGCATAATTGCCTCCGGGCCGGCTTCTCCCATGATGCCTAAATTAGATCCTCCATATTTAAAATATGTTGGTGAATTGACAACACCGCCTTTGCGATATGGAACAACACCATTAGCTGCAAATGCATTGCCGTTTGCATTTTTTAAAAATGGGAATATGTTCTTTAGTGGAGCCATAACTGCTTGTCTAATTGCAATTCTTGCTAAATCAGCCAGTATTGATCTGGTGAGATCAGAAAAATTTAATTTTCCTGTCATTACAAAATTAACTAGTGCATCTTCCATTCCTTGAAATGCTTTAGCAACAACTTCACCAGTTTCTTCTGCAAAACTCTTAATTGTACTAAAATATTTTTGTGCGCCTTGTTGTATTCCTCCTAATTCTTTATTATCACCACTAGGATCTTTAGAACCACTTAACTCACTTACAGTTCCTTTGAAACGACCTGTTGAACCATCATATACATTTCCTCCTACAGTAAAATCTTCTGGAATAAATCTGTCACGCAATTCTGATTGAGCAGATGATTTTATGCCAACTTGTGTTGCCCTGTTTTGTATTAATTCTCTTCTTAATTCATTTGCATTTTTTGTATCCTGTTTAGCTAAAACTTTTAATCTTGCATCAATGTTATTTATTTGACGTTGTGCTTCATCTATTGTTGTTCGTAAAGTTTTTTCCTTTAATTCCGCTTGAAATTTTCTAACTCTTTTTATAACAGTATTAAAAGCCCCTACAGCTTGTGCAGCAAAAGATTGAAAAGCAGCACCTATTGGACGTAAAAGATCTCCTAATTCGTCTTTTAAATCAGACATTTCTTTCTTTAATCGATCTCCAGCAGCTTCTGGCCCTTGTGCAAGAATT